ACTTAGGACTGTTCCGTTTACTGCTGCAACCTCTAGTGTGTCCTGTACTGTTTTTTGTATTGGCATTTTTTAAATATGATTTTAATTTTGTCTTATTAACTTCTTTTACTTTATATCTTTTTTTCATTATGTTAGATCAGGAGTTAAGAAATCTCTTAATGTTATCTTGTTACCTTGTCCTTGTGGTCTTTCTAAATTCATTCCTAAATAAGAAAAACCATTACTATCAGGAGATACATCTGCACCTGAGTTTGTATTGTATTCAGGAAACTCACTTATGTTGTTTTTAATAAAGTCTATCATTCTCTCAATAAAATACTCTCCAGTATTTAAAATTTCTGATCTTATGTGTTGTGATTCAGCAGTAGTTAAAGCTACTCCAGTTTCAGAAGTCTTAGAGTATATATTTCCTGCTTCTATTTTAAATCTTAAAAAAGGTATAGCCATATATAAAGCCATATTAGGTAAATAATCTCCTATATAGTCGTTAAGTAATTCTTTATAGTATTCATTACCTCCTGAATTTACTGTACCTGCTATAATTAAATCCTTTAGCTTTTGTGTTAGCTTTGTACCTAGCTTAGTTTCACAGTACAGTCTTTGTGCTTGTCGTACATAAGGAAGTAATAGTGAACTATCTACTGAACCATATATACTTGTACTGTCCTTTAGTTTATCTTCTGATATAAATAAAACGTATGCCATATTATCTCTTTTTTACAAATCCGTTATTCTTCATTCTCTTAGGTGCTATAGCTACTCTCTTATCGTTCTTCTTAGCCGTAAAGCCCTCTGATCTAGCTTTAGTATATCCTACTAAATCTGCATCTTTAATCTTTGTACTTACAGATATACCTAGTTCTGTTCTGTATATTTGTCTTAGCCAAAAGTGATGACAATTACCACCTCCTTTATATAAAAATATATCGTAAGTATCTGCACCACCTTTACCCCAACCTGCATTAACTCTTTTAGTAGACATTCTTTCTATATCTTCCTTTCTATATAGTTTTTTAGCAGCTACCATCTTTTCGCAAAAATCTCTTTTTTTACCTGACTTTCTAGTTAAGAAGTTATCTTGTGCATATACATATCTTACTCTATAGTAGTCGTATGTCTTTTTAGATATACCATCTTGCTCTGATTTACTATCAGGTCTAGCAACTCCAGTAGTAGCTAACTCTATCTTCTCAGCAGCTATCTGATTTAATTCTTCTTCAAAGTCAAAGTCTGCGTGTTCTCCATCTACTACTTCTTCATCTATTAGTTCCCAACCCTCAGGTATGTCCTCTACAGTTTCTAAGAAAGCATCTAACTCAGTTTTCTCGTAACAACTTTTGTTGCATTTACCTTTGTTCTTACCACAATCACAGTCTTTTAAATCTATTAATTGATCGTGGTTTGCACAAGGCATAAAGTATTCTTTACCATCTTGTGTATGTATATGATGTCCACTACAACCTAATCTTTCAGCTTCAGCTTCAGCTTCTTCTATAGTGTCAAATAATGGTAACTCTTTACCATCAGAAACTATTGTACCTACTTTTTCTAAGTTATAGTTATCATCTTCTGCCGTTAGTTCTTCATCTGCTAAAGGTTTAAGACCTAGTTCTGCTCTAATTTCATCCTGTGTCATTACCTCTTTCATATCCTCTATTGTAAACTTAGAAGTAATAGGTTTAGCTTGTACAAAAGATATTGGTAAGTTCATACCATTAACCTCAAATATTTTAGATAATGTTTTTAGTATGTGTTTTTGATAAGGTACAACTACAGTATTTAAGTATATCTCAAATGCTGCATTCATCTCATCAACATTAGAACCTAGCCCTGTATCGTTTTTAATACCCATAAGCATAGGAGAAGTAACTCTATGACCTGTAAGTATGTTTTGTACTAAAAGTTCTTGTAACGCAAGATATTGCTTATCTGCGTTGCTTACAGTAATTGGTGTAATCTCAGGAGTTCTAGTTTTATCATCTGAAAAAGTTAATACAAACTTTCCTGAATTACTAGCACCTGTAAACTTCTCAGCTAAACTTCTCTCTATTTGAAATCTCTCCTCTTGTGTAGGTACTCCATTTGCAAAGCTAATCATATAGCTTCCTGAAAAACCATTAGATATATTGTTTAAATGAAACTCTGCAACTCTTTGATCTACTAAAGCCCAATTATTTGCAGCTAAGTAATCAGGAGTATGATAGATGTCCATATTAGGACTGTATAGACCTGAGTATAATAACTGACTAGGATTAGTTCTATCCTTAGTATTAAATGCTGCTATCTTTACTGGTTTGTTTGTTCTTGTGTTACTCCAATCAGAACATACATAATAGCAATCTACAACACCCATAGCATTAGGTCTTGATGCCCTAACTCTCTCTACAGGTACGTGGTAAATCTCAGCTATCTCTGTTTTAGCTTTATTCCAAATAATATGAATAGCAAATGCACCTTGTAGCTTAAAGTCAAATGAAAGTTTTTTAATTACTTCGTGTAGTGATTCTTTACCATTAGCTTCTGCAAAGAATTTTTTTAGTTTAACAAATTGTTCTAAGTTTTCGCTTTCTTCTACTACTATATCTTCTCCTGCTATCATTTCAGCAGTAGTATTTATAATAGCTGCGTGTGTACTAGAATTATAGTAAAGGTCTATTAAGAACTGTGGGTAAAGGTTTCTCCATTCTTCAGTACCATACTCTATATAATCCCTACCTCGTACCTCTTGTACTACAGGACTTGTTTCACTTGATAAATCTACACTTAGTATATTTTCCATATTTTTATATTTCTTCTAGTTCTTCAGGATCAATATCAGTACCCTCAGCATTTTTCTCATAACCTGCAAACGAATGTACGCAATCTACTGGGAATATCTCATTAGTTCCAAAATCAAATTCTTCTGTAGTCATTAAGTCATAGAATACTCCATCATAATAAACAGGAGGAGTTATCTCGTGTCCTTCATCATCATAAGTTGCAGGTATCTCTACTATCTTTCCTATGTAAACTATAGCTTGTGTACCATTTCTGTAAACATCTTGTGTTACTCCCTCTTCAGTTACTACTTCATAAGTACCTTTAGATAGTAAGTCAGTATCTCCTGTTGCTTTGTCTGTGTATTGTAGTTTATATATATTCATATTAAGAAGTTAAAGCTGTTAATTGAGCGTCTGTTAGTGCAGTCTTATATACTTGTACTTGTTTTATTTTGCCAAAGAAATTATTACTACCACTTTCAGAAGAAAAATTTAATCTGTCAAACCCACTAAATCCAACGTAGGAATTTGAACCTACTTGTGAGCCATTTACCCACATTCTCGTTCCGTTACTATCAAAAACTGCTGCTACTTTTATCATATTTGTAACATCTATTGTATGAGCCATAATAGTAGTGCCATCAAAAACTTGTATCAAATTACTTCCTACTGTAAAATATAACCATAATCTATTAGAACCAGTGCCATCTGACAAAGATATAATTCGAAAAGTTCCATCATTAGCTAAAGCAGACATTTCAGCAAACAATACCCCCTCTGTACTATTAATTAAACTACTTATACCATCTCTTGTAAATTGATCTTGGTTTCTTGTTACTGTACTTCCTGATGTTGGTATGTATGATGTTGGGTAAGAACCTTCTTCTAATTGTGCGCCAAATGTATAAATACCACTTGTTCCGTTTCCAGTTATTGCAAAAGTTGTGCTTACATTGTCGTTTACACCTATATATAGGTTATCAGAAGATGATTGAGTAAAAGTTATACTATAACGATACCAACCATTACCATAGTTTTCAATTTTATAACTTGTTGGAGCATTTGTGTAATGAGTTCTGTAAGTATTGGTGTTTAAATTAAAAAACGCTCCAGTTGTACCAGTTGCAATTAATAAACCTTCAAACTCTCCTTTTTTTGCAAATACAGAAGCAGTATAGGTGTTTGCAGTTATTGATTGATAAATTACCTTAGTTCCACTACCACTTGTTGCGACAAGTTTACTTGCATTTTGTGTGGCATCAGGACTTATTAATGAATTAGATGTTACTGTAATTCCTATTGATGTCCATTCACTAAAATCTTCACTATAAGTAATTAAGTTAGTAGTAGATGATTTTCTTACTGATGCTATACCATCTGACTTTATGTATGCAGTAGCTTGTGATTGTTCTTCTAATTGAAAACCAAATATTTCAATAGTTGCAGAATCATTACAAACTATTCTACTATAAGATACTGTATCATTTTCAGCTTCCATTCTTGTTAATCTTTGCCATTCAGTATTTAATGTGTAAGTTGCAGTATTAACACTACCAAAATCTATTGTTTGTGTTCCACTTGAAACTCTTGCAAAAACACTAACAGAATAATTTTCTCCACTTGACATACCTGTTCTCGCTTGTTCTATTCTACCACTACTTGTTCCATCAAAAATAATTTCCCAACCATTTAATGTACCATCAGGACTTATAACTCTATTACCTATAGAAGAACCTGATAGTTTTAGCCATTGTGCGTTTGAAAAATCGTTACTGTAAAGTAAAACATTAGTAGTAGGTATATGTGCAAGATTAGGACTTGTTTGGTCTTGTATGATAGGATAACCATCTAATATACCATCTCCCATTCTATAG